GGCATACCCCTGGTGGGGTCGGTTTCCAGATCCACCCCCTCTAAGGTGTTCGCCAGCTCCCGGCCCTCGGCTTCCGACAGCCCGAGTAGGCCGGCGTAGTTGAATAGCTGGATGATTTCCTGTTCATCCTCCGCCGCGATCGCCGGCAGCTCGTGATCCACGCTCCCCGCAAGGCCGTGGATCTCCGCCTGCACCTGCGCGAACTGATCGAACAGCTCCGAAACTTGACCCTGCCAGCCACTGATCTGGTCAAGGAACATCTGCATCATCGAGTTCCGCGACAACTCCGGGCCCTCTTTCAGCTCGATCAAGTCCAAAGGGAGGAGGAGGCGGCGGCTGATGGCTTCGTTGTAGTCGCGGATCATCGAGGACATCGATTCGTCCATCTCCGGCAGCTCGATCGTCGCCGTCTCCCAGTTCTCCGGGACCGCCATCACCGTCGCCGTCTGATACTCCTCCAGCGTATCCAACGCGGCTTCGATCTGTTGGGCCATCACCAGCTCCAACAGGCGGCCGGATTCGTCCCCGAACTGGCTGTCGCCGGCGTCGACGTACTGGTCGTAATCTTCCTTGACGAGCCACGCCGGCGGATTCACCTTAATAATGATCCCCCCGATGGAGGCGATTTCGGCCTTCCTTCCTTGGAGGCGCTTCAGCTGCATCTTGTTCACGGCGTCGTCGGCGATCGCCTGCAACGGTGGCGTCCGATACATCCGAACGTCGAGGACTTCCTGCCCAATCTCTAACGCACGCCGATCCTCAGTATGTTCCACGCTCACGTCGGGCTCCCCGCTGTCGTCGTCGAGGTCGAACGTCGTGTAACTCGTCTGCTCTTGGATATAGATCTCGTCACCCGTCTCCCCGTCCTTCACGTATGAGAGGTCGTCCACGTCGAGGTGCTGCAGGTCCGTGGAGCGACCGACGTACACGGCGTTCAGGAGGTTCTGTTCCAGCACGCGGTCGAGGACGTTCGACGGATCGACGTGCGTCTCCACGCTCGGATCGGCGGTGTAGATCGCGTCCATGTGGTCGGCCAATCGTTGATCAGCCTCGGTGTCGGGGTCAGCGGGCTGCACCTCAAGGCCGTCTCTCCCAAGCATCAGGGATTTCAACCTGATCAGGATCCCCGGGATGAGGTCGTCGTTTGCGAGGATCCACTTCCCCGTATCCGTATTGTAGTCGACGCGGTTCTCGATCAGGTTCGTGATCTGATCGTCGAGAAACGCCGAGTACTCCCAGTCAGAGAGGTCGAACGCCGAATCCGTGATGTGGATGTCCGAGCCGCTGGCGACGGGTGTGACGGTGGTGTCGCCGCCGGCCTGCCCACGGACATCGAAACCCCCGGCCTGACCGTTCAACGCCGCCTCGATCCGCTCGGCGTCCACGTCGGCGTCGTCAGGCACGTCGATGGCGATCTGTTCCCCGCCTTTAGCGACGATCCGGCCGCCATCCAACCTGGCCGCCCGCGCCTCGGGATCCACACCCGTGTCGGGGTCCGAGCTGCCGGCCAGCAGGCTGCGTAGCGCATCCGGGATATCCATACCCGGACAGTCCCTTCAACGCGGGATAAACACGTATCACGCTGAATTCACGAGTCGTCGTTGTCGCGGGCTGGGAGCAGCCACGTCATCACGCCGCGGTCTTCGAAGATCGCCCTGACTGCCTGATCGACGCTCCCAACCGGCAACGCGACCACCGGGACCGCCACCGGGCTATAGCCGGCGTACTCCATCGCCTGCGCCGCCTTCTCCCGAACTGTCGAGTCGTGGTTCCCTGCCTCTACAGCCAGATGATGTGTGCCGAGATTCACCCACACGTCGACATATCCGCCGTGTTCGACGTGATCCAGATACCGCTCCGTCGCGATGTCCGCGTCCGGGTGCTGCTCTCGGATCCACGGCACCACGTGTTCGTCCCGGAACTCGTCTTCCGATAGATCTGCCATACCCCGACGGTCACCCCCGGTCAGCATAAACCAGTGTCACGCTGAATCCAGGCCAGCTACCGGTCGACGGCAATCTTGTAATCCAGCGCCTTCAAGCTGATGTTGTCCGTGCTCGACGCTTGGGCCATCAACACGAGGTAATCCAGGTCGTTCAACTGGGCATTCGCATCCAGCCCAGTGGACGCGCCGGCTTCGTTCAGCCCGCTCCCGCCCTGCATCGACCGGCCCGCGAGCTTCCGACCCACCGGATACCCCTCCGTCCCCACATGCGGGTCGTTATTCCCCGTCCCGGCTGCATCGAACCTGGTCACACTATCGATGTTCCCCCATTCGGTGTCTTCAAAGAACGCTTCGCGGGTATCCAGCCCGGGTGGCGGCGCCATATCCGCCTCCGGCCCGTTCACGAACGCCACGTCCGGTTTCCGCATCATGTACGCTGACACGTGAAAATCCTCGCTCCCCGGGATCGTCATAATCCCCTCCAACGACATTGGGACGTCCCGGTCCGTCGTCCGAACCGCAATGAGGGGATACGGCTGCGTGGTCGTGATGTTCCCGCCGCCGATGTCCCCAGTTCTCCCGACGTCTTTATAGCGCGGTTCGGCCTCGTTCTGGCCCAGGATGTTGTAGTGGGCGTTCCCGAATCGGACCGTGGCCGCCGACGCGTCCGGGCCGGTGTTTTCCAGCTCGCAGCGCATCCGGAAGTTCACCTTATCCGTCGCCGTCTCCGACACCGGGCTCAGTCGATCGAGTGGGAGCGTGACCTTGGAGACGTTCGGATCCGGATTCAGATTGAGGTCGATGATGCTGTTCGACGTGTGGTTTAGCAAGTCCGGGATCTGTACTTCGGGTTTCCACTCCCCGAAATCGTACCACCCGAGTTCGTTCCGGACGATCGCGCCGACCGTCTCGTCCCAGCCGAACACGCTGGGGTCGGACGCCCACCGGTCCCGATGAATACTGATGTTCGTCGTGCCGTCCTTGATGACCTGGAGGTAGTGATCCGATGGCTCGTCGCCGGGTGTGCCCTGGATTTCCCAGCGGTAGGCGTTCTGCCAGTCCGTGGTGGTGGTGACGCCCATCCGCAGGCGTTGATCCACCGCGAGGAGGTCGTCGGCGAGGAACGCCCACCCGAACAGGGAGGACATGGAGGGCACGTAGCCGACGCGATCCCGCGTCCGAAGCACGGCCAAATCCCCCTCCGCAGCGCCCACTGTTAGTTCGTAGAGACCGCCAGTGCCGGGATCGACGCTCCCGCCGCTCGAGGTGACGGTGTCCCAGTTTGTTCGATCGATGTTGTCCCACCCAGTGCTGATTGAGAACCAGGGGTCTGCTTGGACGACTTCGCGCTGGCGGAACTGTGTGGTTCTGACTCGTTCGTTCGCCGGCCCGACCATACCACGGGTGTCTCTATCCCTGGGGATAAACCAGCGTGACGCTGAATCACGCCGTCCGCCCGGTATATCGCCAGGTGTCAGGCTCGACCCCGCCGCGCTTCCCACCGAGGCACGCCGCCGTGTAGCAATAGATCAGGGCGTAGAATCCGTCGTCTAGCTGGGTGTCCTGGAACGTCGTGATCCGCTCCCGCCGCGTTCCCGACTTCGTTTCCTGGAACTCCCGCTTCACACTGGTGAGGTGGTCGAACCAGTACGTCATCGTATCCCGCGTCTTCACCTGGTCCCGATACGGGATCGTGATGCGTGTATCCGGCGTCCGATCGTGCTCGTACTCCCCCTCTAATTCATCCGGATTCACCGTCTCGTCGTACCCCTGCACCTCGGGAAACAGGTCGAAGACGCGGTTCGCCCACGGCGCCTGCGCCGCATACACCGTCTTCCCATCCCGCTGGAGGAACGGCCACTTCCCCCCGGGATCGTTGCTCGGGGACAGGTTGAACCGGTGACCGGTGACGTGCGATCCCCAGCCGCGCTCCGGGATCGCATTCTCCCGCCGATCCCCGTTCTGTAGCACGTCGACGTGGGCTTCGCCGTACCCGAGGTCGGCGACCGCCCGGCCATCCGTGCCGATCCCGAACCGATCCAGCACCCCAGCCACTTTCCGGAGTTCCTCCGTGCGATGCTCGTAGCCGACGCGCTCGACGTTCCGGATCGTGATACCGGTGGGCCAGTGGTCTTTCTGGCGGCCGTCCACGGTGGCGATGACGACGATCGTGTCTGATGATTCGCCGCCGCCCCAGTCGACACCGGCGTAATACGGGCCGTAGCCGGGTTCCGCTCGGTACTGTAGTGCGAGGTCGTCGTCGCAGCAGGCGTAGATCGCTGCTTCAGGGATGGGTTTTGCGCCCCCGCTGTAGAATTGGGCGAGTTTGAAGCGGTTGAACTCGGCTGTCGACGTGCTGGCGAGCCCGCGGGATCGCATTACTTCGTCGAGGGGGTGTCGTGGGGAGACGAGCTGGCTGATCGTGTACCCCCGGTGGACGCCGCTGGGGTTTGTCGCCCGCCAGAACCCATCGTGCAGGATGTCCTGCTTGGTGAATTCGTGTTGGCATTGGCGGCAGTAGAGACCCCATCGTTTCGGGTCCACCTCAACCACCTCCACGGAATCGAGGGTGATGGTTTGATCGACGTCGCAGCCGGGGCAGGTGTAGTGCCAGCGGTGCTGGGTGGATTCCTGCCAGTGCTCGTGGTAGACGGTGCCCTCGTAGTTCGGCGTTCCCGTGAATAGGAGGCGGGCCATCCCGCTGTCGATGGCTTCTTTCAGGTTTGCGAGGGCTTCGGCGGTCCAGTTCTGTACCTCGTCGGCGTTCCCGTACTGCCCGTGGAACCCCTGAATCGAGCGGCCGTCGCCCCACGCCGATCGGCCCTCGAGAAACGAGCCGGTGCGGAATTTGTTTCGTTTGACGGCGACGCGGCCGTCGGCGAGCATCGACGCCAATATCGGTGGGTCGCCGCGGCTGGTGTCGATCATCCTGGCGATCGAGCGTTTCATGAACGAGTTGAGTTGGTCCGAGCGGGGGACGGTGTGGATCACGTCGGACATCCGCCTGGTGGTGGGGATCTTCAGTAGCGGCAGCGCGCTCTGGACGGTTTTCCCCAGGCCCCTGGCCATCTTCCAGATATGGATGCGCTCGGTATTGGGGTCCATGACGGCGCGGAGGGGTTCTTGCCAGAACTGGTAGTCGCCCTGGTAGTCGAGGGGGTCGCCGTTGATCTTGACGAGGGTTTCGGCCCACGTGATGATGTCACCGGAGGCGGCTTCCAGCTCCGCGGTCGGCACTCGACCACGTTTAGTTTCACTGTGGGGTGTCTCGTGGTCGATCCACGAGGTGTCGATCCCGCCCGACATCGCTATTCACCCGTGGATCGGTAGTGGTCGTTCTTCAGGCAGATGTCGGTGTCCGGGTCGCAGCCCTCGCGTGTGCACGCCCGGCACAACCGGCCCATCTTTCGTTCCATCTGGTCGCCGCAGCACGGGCAGCTCGTCGAGCGTGCATCCACGTCCGCGTCTATCGTG